ATATTAGTTCGGCTAGTTACTTACAGTCATTCTCATTAGTTGATGAAGAATCTGACGTAAGAGATGTATTTTTTAAACCCGATGGTCTTAAAATGTATATTGTTGGAGCTGCAAGCGATGATGTGATTGAATATACTCTAAGCACAGCTTGGGATATTAGTTCGGCTATTTACAATCAGTCATTCTCAATAGTAAATGAAGATAGTATTCCCGAAGCTTTATTCTTTAAGCCTGATGGCCTTAAAATGTACGTTTTAGGTAATAGTGGCAATGAGGTTAATGAATACACTCTAAGCACAGCTTGGGATATATCAACGGCGGCATTTGTCCAGTTATTCTCAGTGGTTGCTGAAGCGACTAGTCCCGCAGGAATGTTCTTTAAGCCTGATGGCTACAAGATGTATATTGCAAATGGCCCGGGCGATGATATTTATGAGTATAATCTTAGCACAGCTTGGAATGTTTCTACAGCATCCTATTTACAGACAATTGCTTTAACCGGTTTAACTTACCTCCAAGATGTATTTTTTAAGCCTGATGGCCTTAGAATGTATGCATTAGATCTTGGAGTTGATGTGGTGCAAGAATATACTCTAAGCACAGCTTGGGATATTAGTTCGGCTACTTACACACGTCAAATTGCTACAGCGGAAAAGGATGCTGCGCCTAGAGGTATGTTCTTTAAGCCTGATGGCAGTAAATTTTACATGGGTGCGAATGGGTACGATAATATATACGAATATGATCTTCATACCCCTTACGAAGTAACATTACCAGCATCTGTAGTAGGAAAACCTAGCAAATTGTCTCCAAGAAGAAGGGTAACTTATGATTTTCAAACAGCAGACGCTGGGACAACAGTTAATCTAATAGGTGAAAGTAAAATTTTTATATCTTAATTAAACTAAATTAAAATAACTTTTGAAATACATTTACATAATTTGCTAAATGGTAATAAGGAAATAATATGCCACTAATACCGCTAGATATACCGCCCGGTATTTACCGAAATGGCACAGAATTACAGTCGTCAAATCGTTGGCGAGACAGTAATTTAGTACGCTGGGTGGATGGCACTATGCGCCCAATTGGCGGGTGGCGCATTCGATCTGATACTGCTTCTGACGCAAAAGTGCGCGGTTTACTTACGTGGGGTGCTAATGACCAGAGCAGATATATTGTTGGTGGCACTTATAATAAATTATATAGCTGGACTTCTGCGGGTGTGAGGCACGATATAACCCCAATAGGATTAACTGCGGGTAGAGAAAATGCAGAATCATTTACTGGGTATGGCGGTAGCTTTTATGGAAATTATGCATACGGCGTAGCGAGGCCAGACACTGCAAGAACCCAGCCCGCCACAACTTGGACGTTAGATAACTGGGGCGAGTATCTCTTGGCATGTAGCCCAGATGATGGGAAGATATACGAGTGGCAATTAAGTAATTCTACCCCCGCTGCTGTAGTGGCAAACGCGCCAATAAATAATGAAGCTATTGTTGTCACTGAAGAAAGATTTGTGTTTGCACTTGGTGCAGGCGGCAATCAACGTAAAATACAATTTAGCGACAGAGAAGATAACACCACATGGACGCCAGCCGCGACTAATGAAGCTGGTGATATTGAATTAAACACAAGTGGTAGAATTATGGCTGGTGTTAGAGTGCAAGGCCAGACATTGATATTAACAAGCACAGACGCGCACGTTGCAAATTACATTGGCGCTCCATACGTTTATGGTATTGAGCGTGTTGGCTCTAGCTGCGGATTGATAGCAAGCAAGGCATATGCATCAGTTGATCAAGGCGCATTCTGGATGGGCAACCATTCATTTTATGCCTATGCAGGCGGTGTAGCCCAGCAGCTTGAAAGTGAAGTATCTGACTATGTATTTAGCGATATAAACCGCGCGCAAATCAGCAAGGCATTCGCCGTATCTAACAGTACATATGGCGAAATATTCTGGTTTTACCCATCAGGCTCTTCTACCGAGAATGACCGATACGTTGTATATAATTATGTTGAAGGCACTTGGTATATTGGAGAACTCGGCAGAACGGCTGGCGCTGACATGGGTACATTTAAACAGCCGTTCTGGGTTTCTGCTGATGACAATAAATTATACGAACATGAAATTGGGTTTAATTACGATAGCTTATCTCCATTTGCAGAAAGTGGCTCAATATCACTAGGCGTAGGCGATAATGTTATGTCGGTAACTGAAATGATCCCAGATGAAAAGACGCAGGGTGATGTTACTGTAACATTTAAAGCAAGGTTTTACCCTAATGACACAGAAAGATCATATGGGGCTTTTGCAATGTCAAACCCAACTTCATTAAGGTTTACGGGCAGGCAAATAAGATTAAGAGTAGACGGCAACACTCTAGGAGATTGGCGTGTTGGAATTAATAGGCTAAACATCACACCGGGCGGTGGGAGATGAGCGAACAGCAACAGCGAGCGCCAGATATAATTGGCAATGATTGGCGAACTTGGGGTCGTCGATTGCTTGCATATATTGCTCAAACAAGATCCACATTGGTTCAACAAAATGGAGATGAGAACGCAGCAGAAGACGGCACAATTATGTGGGATCGAGTATACAAATATCCAGTTGTGTCTAAGAATGGGGAATGGCGTCAAATTGTATTGGAAGATGGGCATGGTGATTTTACAATAACATCTGATGTTACGCCTTCCCTTGCTAACACTGGATATAAACTGACTTACGATGCGTCTAGTACAAACAAGGGAATTACACTTGGTACGCCTTCTACAAGAATTGTATTCGAAGAAACTGGAGAATATCTTATATCATTTTCTGCGCAAATATCATCAACAAGCGGAAGCACAGTACATTTTTATTTTTAACCAAGCATAAATGGTACGAATGTAGATAATAGCGCTATGACAACTGCATTACACCAGAATAACGCTACAGTTGTGACGTCACGCACGCAGATATTTACTGTGGCGGCTGGTGATTACTTGGAGGTAAATTACATGGTAGATAGCACGTCTGGATTTTTAAATTACACGGCTGCATCATCTCCAGTGCCTGCAATACCGGCTTCAACACTATCAATTACGAGGGTACATGGATAAAGAATTAGAAAGATGTAAACCTTGGATAGAAGCAGCCCTAGAATACTCTGGCGGCACGCATGACTTCATTGATATTGCTGAAGGAATATATAAGGGTACATTGCAGTTGTGGCCTACACCAAAGGGGTGCATAGTCACAGAAATTGTGATATACCCAAAGAAACGAATGTTAAACGTGTTTTTAGGCGGTGGCGAATTGGATCAAATTTTGGATATGCACCAAGATGTGGTAGAGTGGGCTAAAGCGCAAGGATGCGCGGCACTAACCATGACGGGGCGTGTCGGCTGGAAAAAACCATTGGCGAAACATGGCTGGCATCAGCTTCACTCGTCTTATGTTAAGGAGTTTGAATAATGTCTAAAGGCGGGTCAACATCAAATAGTGTTACAATCCCAGATTATATAGAAAATGCGGCACGACGTAATTTAAATAAAGCTGAAGGTATATCGCAAATAGGTTACACGCCATACTTTGGCCCAGATGTTGCTGCGTTTACACCTATGCAACAGGCGTCATTCCAAAATACGGCAAATGTTGCTGATGCATTTGGTATGGGTGCGCCTAGCAGTGGTTTTGACATAATGGGTGGCATGGGTGAACCTACACAATATGCTGGCGGCGTTCGTGGTTATTCATCTGCGCCGATTTACGAGCAGTCACTAGATGAGCTTGCCGCACGTAGGCCAGCGCAAAAAGCGTACATGGATAGCTTTTTTATCAATCCATACACAGGCACACCGGGCGCTAACGTGCAATCTCCCGATGCAATGTATCCCACGTATAATGAAACGCAAACTGCGGCTATAGAGGCAATGAGACGTAAATCTCGTAGCGATGATAACTATCAGAGATTGTTAAACCAAATGGGTACTCAAGTAAGCGGCTCTTCCCTTACACAGCAAGAAATGGACAAGTATGCAGAAATCATAGCCCCCGGCGGCGGTTATGATCCTAATACACAAGTTTTAAATGACGCTCAAAGAAGGTATGTTGAAAGCCCAGAAGGAATTGCGGCTAGGTTAGCCCAAGAAGATATAGCAATGGGTGCTGTAGGCTCAAACCAAATGGGCTTTTATGATAACTTAAAGATGTTGCAGAACCAAGAACCATCTTTCCAAGACCCATCAGGAGGAATGGCGTATTATAACACGTTCCCAGACGCAAATGGAAAACCTACGAGAAGGGGCTATGATAGCACTGGCGGATCATATGGCGGTTCACTTATTACTGGAGGTTTAAGTGGTAATTTAACAGGACTACCAGAATTAGGCTTGCTAGGGTTTGCTGGCGGCATTGGTGATGATATTTATTCGGCAGTTAATTTTGAAAGAGCAGTTGATAGTCAGAGTAAGAATTTTGCTGAACTTGCTGCGGCTGGCGGGTTTGACCCAAATAAGTATGCAATGTTTGATGTTAATACTCCAACGCCAACACCCGCTGTATTGCCTGACCAATATGATTTAGCGGCTTTGGAGAGTAGTAGATTTACAGCAGCGCCCGCTGTATTGCCTGACCAATATGATTTAGCGCGCTCGGAAAGAGACAGGCAGAACCAAGCACAAAAAGATCAGGATGCAGCTAATAGAGCGCAGTTAATGGAAAAAGCATCAGCTACAAGAGCTGGGGTTGGCTCTAACACTTACACAAGTGTAGCAGACCAAAAAGGTTCGCAAGGTTATACTGGAAGCACTGGCGGTTCTAAGTCAAGTAATGCGGCTGGCGGTGGTGGCGGTACAGTCCTTTGCACTGCATACTGCGATATGGGTTACTTACCTAGAGAAATATACTCATTAGATCGTCGTTATGGCGTTAAGTTATACAGGCATGACTTAGAGTTAATTCATGGTTATCGCATGTGGGCTACTCCAATTGCTAACTTTATACAAAAAGATAATCTAATATCTAAAGCAGTACGCGCAGTAATGTGGCCTGTAGTTGAAGCATGGGCCGAAGAAATGGCTCACATTATGAAGCCAAAGAAATACAAAAGAAATATATTTGGTAAACTAATTATGGCAATTGGTGAGCCACTATCATACGCAGTGAATAGATTATTCACACCGCGTAGCAATAAGAAGGAAGCTTAACATGGCAAGCGGTGGAAGATTAAATCAAGATAATCCTAACCAGATGCAAGGTATGGGTAAAAGAGGCGGGCAACAATACTCGCCAATGCAACCTACGCAACAGCCGTTTAACGTAAACCAAGCGGCGGCTGGCGGCTTACAGCAGGCTATGCAAGGCACTCAAGCGGCGATGCAAGGGCCAAACATTGGTCAATTTATGAACCCATACACTCAGCAAGTTACGCAAAACACGTTAGCTGACATGGAGCGCCAAAGACAAATGGCGATGAACACAATGGGAGCGCAAGCATCAAGCGCGGGAGCGTTTGGTGGTTCGCGTCACGGCGTTGCAGAAGCTTTGACTAACGAAGGATTTGCAAGGCAAGGCGCGCAAGCATTTGGTAATCTGCAACAGCAAGGGTTTAACACTGCATTAGGTGCGGCGCAAAACCAACAGCAGATGCAAATGGGCGGAGCTGCACAAACTGGCGCACTTGCAGGTCAAGCATTTAACACAGGTCAGGCAATTCAAGACAGGCAAGAGCGACAAGGTTTATTGCAGCAGGGTATGCAACAAGCACTCATTGATGCGGCTAAACAGCAGTATGCGGGTTACACTGGAGCGCCAATGCAAGCATTGTCAGCGCCACTTGCTGCATTAGGTTCAACTCCAGAACAACAATACACTGAAACTAAAAGTCAAAAACCGGGCTTGTTAAGTTATCTACAAGCATTCGGAAGTATGGGATAAGCATATGATAAAAAAGCCAGCAGAAATCATTCAAGATAGGATGAACCCAAGTCAGTCTCGTGGCGGTTTAGGCGGCTTACTTGACTATGCTAAAGAGCAAAATCCTAACACTGGTTTGAGCAGATTTCAAGACTTTGCCGCAGCTCTTGACCCATTAATTATGCCAGAGATGCGTGCAGGCGAAGCAATACGTGAACGTGGTATGCAACGTGTAGCGGCTGGTAATGTGAACAAGACAATTGAATACTTAGAAGCAAACGGCATGTCAGATATGGCGGCGATAATTAAGGCTAACCCAAGCGCGGCTGGCAACGTATTATCTGCAATAGCGGCAAACAGATTAAAAGCGCCAAAAGAC